ACAAATGCTTTTTATAGAAGACTTAGAAAAATATGCGAATCACTCAACAGGGAAGTCAGTTTTGTAAATGGTTCAGGACGTTCAATGTATGCCTATGAATGTGTAGATAACAGTGTCACATTTGTTCAGTACCAAGCCGGGGCAATGGGTGGTAACTATCAGAAAGCAAATAAGATTGTGTACTTTACGTTGCCACTTGGAAAAGGGTCTTGTGATCTTTGGGAACAGTCAAAGAAGCGTATACACAGAATCGGTCAGAACAGACCATGTTACTACTATTACCTACTGGTAAAGGGAAGTTTTGAAGAAAGGAATCTTGCAGCATTGCAGGAAGGAAAGGAACTAACTGATGAATTGTTCAATACTTGATAAGGTATTCGGAATTATGGCAATTATTGGATTTTTCTTAATTGTTGGTGCGGTCGGTGCATCTGATTATGCTGTTGAAATGCATATATATGAACCGGTGACAGCTCACATGAAAGAAATTGTAATAGGTGTGATTTTAATGATACCGGGAATGATTTGTTTAGGTGATTAAATGGTTGGACTTATGATACTGAAATTAGGTGGTTAATGTGGCAGCAGAAAAGAATTTTGAAAACCGGGTTAAAAAATACCTTGAGGAATATGGTTGTTGGTGGCTCAAATACTGGGGTGGTGCAGCTTACACAAAAAGCGGTATTCCTGATTTACTGGCAAGTTCAGACGGTTGTTTTCTTGGTATTGAAGTCAAGGCAGACAACGGTGAACCGTCACTGATACAGCTTTATCACTTAAGGAAAATAAGAGAATCAGGGGGATATGGTATTTTACTTTTCCCAAAGGACTTTGAAAAGTTCAAAGGGTTCAATGAACACAAATCAAAATCTAACGCTTGGTATCTTTCCAATATTGAAGAACAGAAGCGGTGGAAAATAAAGTTAGAAGAAAAGGAGATTTAACAATGACAAGAGAAAAACAGATTGAGTATTTCAAAGGTTGCCTGATGGCAACAGGTCGTGAGGGTATAGAAACTTTACTTGACTTCATAGAAGAACTTGGTTTTTATGACGCCCCTGCATCCGGTGGAAACCATTGCTGTAAAGATGGTGGACTGTTAGAGCATACAGTGAGTGTTATGCAGTACGCTGAAAAGATTGGTCTTACATTGCTTGGAAGTGCAGCATACAACAAGATTCATAACAGCGTAATCATTGCATCAGCGTTACATGACCTTGGTAAATGTGGACGTTACGGAAGTCCTTATTATGTTGAAAACATGGTGCAGGATGGCAGA